ATGTATTCTATAGCATCAGACATGGAAGTAAATACCTTTTTAATGTTTTGATATGTATTCAATTGTTTGACATACATATCAAAAGTTACAATATACAGCATTTTAATGACCCTGAACTGAAGGAATATAAACACCTCGACAATTAAATGCTTTGACAATTTTTGTCAGGTAGCTAATGTTATCATCAAACATTGTCATTTCAGCATTAGCGAATTGACGTAAGTTAAGCAATTTGCGAAGTCCAGCAATTTTCAGTTCTGCACCACCTCGCATATCTGATCTGCCATTGCGCCCGATAATGTAATCGGGCATCCCGATTTTATCTTTCAGGCATTTAATGCGATTATCACAGATAACGGCAGCGGTTGCAATAACAGTGTAAGCGTTAGGATTAGCCAAAGATTCGGCATATTCTTCTAATGCTGTGGGCAAGGGAACATCGTCATATGCCCGATGTTCGTTTTCAATCCAGTGGGCAAGATCAATAACGATAGCACCATCGTCACGCTGTACAGTGGAATAACGATGGCTGGAATCCAGCAAAACCCCGTCACAGTCAAACACGTTAACTTGATTAATCATTTTAGAACCTTAGTTCGTTGCAGATGCTACATTGTAGCACAGTTTTTACAGTTTGCGAAAGGATTTTCTATTTTCTCTTCGCCTTGGCTGCAAACCCGATCACCTGCGCCATGTATGAATTATAGTCGATCTAAAATGATAGCGAGCATTTATTTTAGAGTGTAAACCCTAACCGCACATTGTGTGGATGCGCTATTAAAAGTATAGTGCTATGCTTTTTAATATATTTCTGATTAAACATAACTAAAAAGCCCGATTACATTAGCAACAAAAAACACGCCTTGCAATGCAATGAAATTGCGTTGACCCAAAGCAATAGCAGAAGTCATAAGACAAAATGACGACACAAAAAAGCACGGATAACCATATGCCCCCATTTTGAGAGCAACGAGAAACGCGCCGATGATGCCACAAATTGTGCCAATTGTTTCTAGTGCTTTGATCATTTTTTAGTGCCTTGCTGGGTGATTTCCATTGTATGAAATACGTCTGGGTCAAGCCCATATTGTACCATGAGCATGGCCCAGTTTTTGCCGTGACCGCATTTTTTCTCTGAAAGCCCAAATAAATCATAATCAGCCTGATGGATTAGTTCGTGCGGCAAAATGATTTTATTCATACGGGTTGAAAACCCGGCATCATAGAATTTGGGTGAAAGTGTGACAATGCGGGTTTCTTGAAAGCATTGTCCAGCACAACGCCACGTGCGCCCATTCAGACGCACCTCGGGCACATCATGCTCTACCAGTCTAGGGTGAATTTCACAAAGTGCTTCCCAAACGATAGCAGCACGTTTGTTCAGGTCAACGGCGAGGATGTTTCTATCTGTTTTCATAACCTATAGTGTATCACATCTAAAACGATAGCAGCCAGTTATTTTCAAAGTATTTATTTTCGTCACGTATCGTTTACCGGCAAAAACCATGCTATACTAGGGTTATGGTGATGTGTGCCAAATCTGCGCACCCGCCGCTATCAAAACGATAGCGGCGGAAAAAATAATAGCAGGCCGAAGCCGCTATTAAAATCAGAGTGTTTCTAATGCTACCCAGTTATCAAAAAATTTCAGATCAAAATCGCTAATCACGCTAGCGAGGGTGTCACCTTGCGACGGCAGAATAACCCCTTCGCCCGTGCTCAACTTCGCAGCACATTCTATGAAGCCAACCTTTTTCTTGAATGTATCATTAGTACCGCAGTAAGACACCACCAGCCGTGCATGATTTTTCAGCGCCCCCGTGTATTCTGCCATGAAAGAGCGGCCAGTTTTACGATCAAACATGAAAACTGCGCTTTCCATTTCTTCTTTGCAGCATGCAAAACCCTCTTTTTGTGCTTTGTTCAGTTTAGCCATTTTTCATTTCTCCAGTTAGAGTTATACAACAAAAAACCTATTAAATGGGTTTCCCCATTTAATAGGGCTTTCGCCCTATTAATTAGTCTTCAATAGGCTTCGAGTTTGCCAAAGCTTCGAAGATAGTATGCAATGCATTTTTAGTGCACTTTTCGAGACTGTCAATATCGTTCAAAGGTAGACGCAATATGGCACCAATGGCTTCAGCGTGTACACTTTTAGTAACTGGAGCTGCCCCTGTTTTTGTAGTGTATTCTTTGGCTTTATAAACACCCATCCGACTGAGCTTCGCGACAACGCTCTTAACCGTCTTTGAAAATTGTTCAGCCAGTTTTTCAGCATCGGCAGAAGTCAGTTTACCAGCACCCGCCATCGCTGTAATGGTGGCTTCTTGTTCCGCAGTGTAATTTACAGTTTTAGTTGCAGTCATGAAATTCTCCAGTAAGAACATGGTTCCTAGAATCTGCTAGGCCAGTGAAGGTATTATACACCTTTTTTTGAGCGTTTGCGAAAGGATTTTTTCTTTTCTTTTCGCCTTGGCTACAAACCCGATCATCTGCGCCATGTATGTATTATAGTCGATCAAAAATGATAACACACAAATTTCTTCTAGGGATAAACCCCTATTGCCAAACCTTCCACGCCATGCTACACTGAGTGGGGTTTTCGCGCCGCCCACGATAGGGAAATCCTATGATAGCAGCAGAGCCCATAGAAAAATACAATGACGAAAAGGCTTGACACGGGTACGATTATAGTGGTATAATCGGCACAAATTCTGCTATCAAAATGATAGCAGGTTTCGGATTCTCGAAGGTATAGATCACAGCCATTCTCCATTGATACGTTGCATCATACCAATGATAAGGATTGGCAATGCTCCCAAAATGATAGTAAGTGCAATGGTCATGAAGGTCATGGTGTATTTCCTGTTAATGTGTTTACTGTATCAAAATAAAATGATAGCATGAAAATATATTTTCAATTTATTTTCATGCTATAGTTTTTGCGATAAGAATATGTGCTATACTAGGGTAGGGCGGTTATCAAACTACAATATACCCATACCTATCATCACCCACTCTCACGGCCTATTTAATAAAATTCTCATCAAAAACTTTTTATACGCAGAGACCGTAGCAGACGTAAAAACCTGTTCTGACCCTAAGTCGCAAACATTTCCCATACCCCATAAATTTTTACTCTTGACACGCCCACGGCCCCATGCTATAATCGATCAACCGCCAAAAATAATAGGAGTTTTCCAAGATGGCCCCAAATTTCCCAATCGCCCAAGGCGACCCCGGCCTGCCACTGCCCCCAACTCAACTACCTGCCGAGTATGTCCAAATCAGCCCAGAAGCCCTAGAAGTAGCAAATTGTTATCTTCAGTGTCAGGATGTGCGAGAGGTAGCAGAGTCGTTAGAGGTAGGGGTAGATATTGTAACACAAACTCTAGCAAAACGAGAAGTCCGCGCGTACATAGATCACGTGTATCTAGATATAGGATTCTAGAATCGCTTTAAGATGAGGTAGGCAATGGATGCCATCATTAAGAAAAAATTTCAAGAAATGGAAGAGGCAGGTACTGGATCCACCAAAGATATTATTGAGATACTAGCTTTGAGTCATAAGATGAGAATGGAAGAGCTAGATAGGCAGATTAAGCTAGAGGCCCTGCGCGTAGAGAAACCAGCACCCCACAATCAAGTTAACGTTCAGATCAACGACAATGGTGGGTCTAATTATGATCGACTATTATAGAAGCTCATGGAACCCAAGTAAACACCATATTGCCAGAGTCGTAAACTTTGTAATATCCGTTTAGTGTCATATTCTCACTCTCCGACAGCTTAGGGTCGAATAGAGGTAATAATGCTTCTAGTTTGTGTTTCTGAGCTTGGTATCTAGAGATCTTTTTTAACTGTTTGTAGTAGGAGTACCCTGGGTCAGAATTATGGCTATGTATAAATCCTAGTGTAGTATAAAGATTGCCTTTAGAGAAATCTCTGGATGCATAGGATACTACTGATTCAGGGTTATTTTGCTTGACAAAGTGCTTAAATAGTTTACTTGCTCCACCTTGCACAGATATGCCTTGTTTTGTAGCAAATCTTACTAGCTCCCATTCTTGGTTACTAGTAAATCTTGGCTTGCCAAAAGTCATTACTGCTACGATTTCATCTTTGTAATATAGGGCGTAATTAGTGCTAGTAGGAGAGCCAGCACCTTGAAGATGATTAGTCTCCAGGAATTCTCTCGGGAATTGAACTTGCTTAATCTCAGTTTTTCTAGCGGGAATCTTTTCAGACAAATGCAATAGTTGCTTAATCCTAGATTTGACAATATCTTGTTTGGTAGCCCATAGATAATCTGATATATGAATTAGCTGGTAGTCATTTGCTTCAGCTTTATCGGTTTTATCTTTATGATAATTAACTGGTTTTTTATCACTATACTGATGCCAATAAGTACCATTAAACTCAAGGGCTAAAGACATATCCGGTAATACTATATCTAGTTCTTTGCCGTCTAAGACAGTGCGGTCATTAGTCTCTATCCAACCAGTATATTCACCTTTAATAAAGTCCAACAGCTCTAGCTCACCTCTAGAGATACCCAAACTTCTGGCACATGTTGGACAGTTGTTTGATTGGTATACTATATTACTAACTAATTGTTCGTGTACATGATTATCTGCACAACGTACTTTAACATATATGTCTGATAAAATCCTTTTAGGAAACTCGACTAATTCTCTATCTTGAGACAATAGTATATCTATAAGTCTACTCTCTACAGATAAAGAACTTTTATGCCTATCAGAAAACTTAATACCTTCAATATTAAGTTTGCTGGTTATAGCTTTCTCCGTAGTGTTATACTTAACCGCTATATCTTTTATAGATATAGCAGCCCGTACTAATTCTATTACTTCTTGTAAAAGTTCGCCCGTCCAGATAAGTTTAGGTACTATCTTTCTACCTTCTATGCATTGTTTGCATTTATAGCCACGCTGTAGTACATTTGTAGCCGTTGTAGTATTTGTATGTCCATTAACGCATAGAAAGCTTATGTTATCGTGTGCCCTAGTATATTCCTATACTAGGGTCAGCCCGTGCTTATCAAGTAACTCTTTAGCTACTTGTTGTGTAGTTTTTCTTGTCATATTAGTATCCTAATTTTGTTGGAATACTGTTATTATACTATGTTTTGATGAGCATGCAAGTCAAAATTTTTTGAGGTATCAATGTTAAAAATTTCTCGCAACTATGTAGAGCAAGACGTTTTAGTAGACTTCCCTGTTAAAGATCGGTTCATTAAGCTACCCATTGAAGGGTATTTAAAATTACTACTTACAAAAGACCCAGATACTGGTGAACCTTGTAGTGTCTACGATACAATTAATAGACCCCAAATCGCGCTAATCAACGCAATCAATGATCCTCGTCATAGGTTCGTCTGCGCAGCGTTGGCACGACGTCTCGGAAAAACCTACATATCAAATGTAATAGGTCAATTAGTTACCTTAGTACCTGGTTCAAACGTACTTATTATATCACCTAATTATAATCTTAGCTCTATTTCGTTTGAGCTACAGCGATCCTTTATTAAAGAATTTGATTTAGAGATAACTAGAGATAACTTAAAAGATCGTATTATCGAACTATCGAATGGTTCCACTATACGTATGGGTTCCTTATCTACAGTTGATTCGTGTGTTGGTAGGTCTTATTCGTTAATTATCTTTGATGAGGCAGCACTTGGCCACGGAGAAGAAGCGTTTAACGTTGCTCTGCGACCTACCCTAGATCGTCCTGGTTCTAAGGCTATCTTTATCTCTACACCTCGTGGTCGCGCTAACTGGTTTAGCAAGTTCTTTGATCGCGGGTTTAATCCTGAGTTTCCTGAGTGGTGTTCCATCCAGGCTACGTATCATGAGAATGAGCGTATGAAAGAATCCGACGTTGCCGAGGCTAGAAAAAGCATGAGCCCACAGGAATTTGATCAGGAATACCTTGCTAGCTTTAACGTGTTCGAGGGTCAGATTTACCAACTTAATAGAGAGCATATTGTCGAGTTTAAGGTATGTGACAGGCAAGAAGCTATTGCTGGCCTAGACCCTGGATATAAAGACCCTACAGCCTATGTAGTTATAGTATACGACATGGTTAAGGATCTCTTCTGGATTGTAGACGAGTACCTTGATGCTCAGGCTACTACTGCTGCACACGCTGGTAGGTTTAAGGAGATTAACTAGCGTTGGAACGTAGACATGGTGTTCATCGACTCTGCTGCTGCACAGTTTGCGGCCGACTTAGCGTACGAACACGACATTGCTACTGCTCGTGCTAAAAAAGATGTTTTACCTGGAATTGCCTTTGTACAGAACTTAATGCATCAGGGTCGTGTTCGTGTTGACCCTAGTTGTACTCATGTACTAGAAATGTTCGACCAGTATCGCTGGGATCCTGGTAATGGGTCTAGCAAAGCTGGTAAGGTTACTTTAGCTACTGAGAAGCCGCTACACGATAAATATAGTCACATGGCCGATGCCCTACGATATGCGCTTTATACGTATACAGTATGAAAGATCCTCTTGTACCATGGTAGCTGGTTATGTTCGTAGATCCTATCTTTAGTTTCTACAAGCTCTTGGTATTGTCTAGCTTTAACAGACTCGGAAATCTTTAGCTGGGTTGATAGAAAGCCCGCATCTTCTTCTAACTGCTGGATATAGTCCTGTAGTTCTTTAGGTTGGGCTTCTTTAGCTACCAGCACTAATCTTCTTTCTAGCCTGCGTTTCTCAGCTTCTAGTTCTACAAGTTCTTGCTCTGTTTCTTCTTCTGAGACCCTAAGCCGTTGCAGCTCGTAAAGCGTACGAAACAGTGATGGCTTTAGCATTTCGTCTGTTATGTCAAAGTGCTCTGGTGTATCATCGTGGCATACTGGGATGTTGCCATTAAGCGTAGGTTTCCAACGATTGATACACCATGCCTCCATAGGGTCAAGATAATTAGGGTGGCATTCTATCATTACCCTAAACTCTGGCAGGCCGAATGCATTATATGCAGCCTGAATAAGCTTGGTATGCTGACTTTTCTTCATCTTCGAAATATGCTGGTCCCATCGCTTTTCAATATCAATAGCTTGTCCTATGTAATTATCGCCGTTAGCAAAACGGTATTCGTATATTCCTGAGTTCATGTTAGTATGTATACTAGGTTACCTGCGTCATAGACTTTATTAAAGCCTGCATTACGCATAATTTCTGATTCTGATAATTCTGGTGAAAAGTGTTCGGGTACTAATTTTTCTAGCAAGTGCTTCTGACATTGGTATCGACTAAGGTACTTTCCACTTTTATAGTAGTAATACCCTGGGGCACTACTATGGCTTAGTTTAAAACCTAACTTCTCGTACAGATTACCTTCAGAGAATCTACGGTCCGCGTAGGTAACGATACCTACCTTCCCAAATGCCTTCAGTAGTTTTGAGGCTCCGCCGACAACCGAAGTACCTAGTTTTGAACAGTACCTTACTAACTCAAAAGGATACTCTTTAGTAAACCTAGGTCTAGAGAAAGTCATTACAGCTACCAGTTCTTCTTCGTAGTACAGACCATAGTTATATGTAGTTGGAGACCCAGCACCTTGTATATGGTTAGTATCTAAGAACGTTCTAGGAAATAAAATCTCTTTAAGTACCGTTTTTCTAGCATATATCTTTTCTGATTTTCCTAACTGTTGAAGAATACGGCTTCTAACTATATCCTGTTTATTAGTCCAGTATACCTCATCTATATGTATTAGTTTGTACCCAAAGTCTCTAACTGCGTTAGATTTTTCTATGTGGTATGATGGCTACACCTTAGCATCGCTGTGCCAGTAACTACCATTATACTCAAAAGCCAAACCCCTATCGGGCAAAACTATGTCTAGTTCTTTCCCTTCAAGTATGGTTCTATCGTTGTAGATTATCCATTCGTCTGGGCAATTTTCTGTAATAAAGTCACGTAGCTCTCGTTCCTGATTGCTAATACTTGGATTACAGACAGAGCATTTATACATACCTTTATGTGTAATATTACTATACCATACTTCTGTACTGTGCCCACATCTACTATCTATAACTGTAAAAGGTACAGTAGTATTTGTATAGGTATGAATCGTTAAGTAAGGCGGTAACGTATTTTGTACTTGCTCAATACTAAGCGGCTTAGGTCCTGCAACCTTAGTAGTACAGACTCCACACGTTCTGTCTGTATCTCTGTTCAATATATTAGTGGCTAAAGCCTTCCATATATGCCCATGTATGCACTGTAGTCTCACGTACTAATGCTATCCCGTATATGTATCCAGTATAGTTAAGCTAGGGTCTATTGCCTTAACTTCCTCTATAAACTTACTATTCTATTTCTTTTTCAGAATTACGTGTACCCCGTCTATAATTTCAGTCTCCTTACCTGCGCATACCGGGCAGCATTTACCTGTACCTCTGGAATGAAAGTTACTAGGAATAACCATCCACTAGTGCCCTTCTACACAATTCACCTTAACAGGGGTTTTAGCATTTTTATATTCACCAACCAATACAATATCGCTATCCTTAGGTATTTTTAACATTTATTCTCCTTTTTGAACTATACTATTATAGTATGAAGAAGGTAAAGATGGCAAGTAAAAATTTCTACACCTACCAAACTAAATTTTGTGTTGACTTACACATGCCTACGTGCTATAATACTACCATAACACAAATTCTACCTAAGCTACTTAGGTTATTATATATTAAGAGATATGGCCGTAAATACAAATAAAAGATTGGCTGTAAAACACGTAAGAGACAAAGCTAAGAGTGCCTATGAAAAGAAGGATGCTTGCTATATCTGCGGAACTAGCCACGAGCTGGAGTTACACCACTTTCATAGCCTGACCTTAATGCTAGAGCGATGGGCCAGAAAGAAAGGCTACGATATATCAACAGATGATGGTATACTAGCAGTACGTGAAGAGTTTATCTCAGAACACCATACAGAACTTTACGATAAAGTAAGAACTTTGTGTAATACGCACCATGTCGCGCTACATAAAATATACGGTAAAGCTCCAGCTTTGGGTACTGAGGCAGCTCAAGAACGTTGGGTAGAGATTCAGAAATCTAAGCTCGAATCCGGAGATGTAAAAACCATTCCCAGCTCCTCATATGGTTCGTTCTTTAGCGAATTCATATAAGGAACATTATGGCATGGTATTCGAATTTTATGGCTAAGCTGAACCCAGCTCAGCAAGTTATTCACGAGAATAATGGAGATACACAAGACTCAACTATCAAAATTAGCTACATACAAGCGTTTGATAAGATTGAGACCGTAAACCGCGGAACTAGCATGATTGTTAAAGCAGCATGCAGTTTGGATTACGATATTAAAGACAAGGTAGTAGATGGTGTTAAAGGTGATATGCGACAGAAAACTCTACATCGCTTATTAAACTTTAGACCTAACCCATACCAGTCCACCCAAGATTTTAGACAGGCGATCTTCACAGATTACATTTTAGAAGGCAACGTATTCATCTATTTCGATGGTGCTTTCTTCTACCACTTGCCTGCACAACACGTCACTATCAAAACCGACCCGGTAACTTTTGTTGCTGGGTATGAGTACGACGGACGTACAAAGTTTAAACCAGAAGAAATCCTTCACTTTAAAGACGTTTCTAGCAAATCAATTTATCGTGGTGATAGCAGATTACATAGCTGTACAGACTCTATCAACACCATGTATAAGATGCAGGACTTCCAGAAGTCTTTCTTTGAAAATGGTGCTGTACCAGGTATGGTTTTCGTTACTGAAAATACCTTAGGGCAGGCAGCCAAAGAGAAAACAATTCAACAATGGGTACAGCGATATAACCCCAAGAGTGGTGGTCGTCGTCCAATGATTGTTGATAGTGGTCTAAAACCATATCCTATCGGACAGAGCAACTTTAAAGACATGGACTTTGACGTGTCGATTGCTCGTCATAATACGAAGATTCTAAATGCGCTCGGTGTGCCAGAAGTTCTATTCAATGGAGGCAACAATGCAAACATTTCCCCTAATCTTCGCTTATTTTACCTGGAAACAGTGCTTCCCGTTGTTAGAAGCTTTGTATCCGCAGTGGAGCGATACTTTGGATACGATATCGAACCAATCACAAATAATGTCTCAGCGTTACAGCCAGAGCTTAAAGAGCTTTCAGCCTATCTAACTAGCTTAGTAAATGGAGGTATCATTACCCCTAACGAAGCTCGCGTAGAGATTAGGTATGAAAAACTTACAGGTCATGACGAAATACGAGAACCGGCAAATATTGCAGGTTCCGCCGTTAACCCTAGTGTAGGCGGGGCACCTAAAAAGCCTAAACCCGAAAAGGAGTCAGTATGACAGATAAGTCAAAAATACTCTATCTAGATACTACCTTTACCAAAGGACTTACCGAAGACGATGACGGCGAAATCAAATCGATTACGATTGAAGGTTACGCTAGCACCAACGATATCGACCGAGCAGGCGATGTAGTTAGTGCCTCTGTCTGGGAGAAGGGTCTTGAGAGTTATCTTAAAAACCCTATTATCTTAGCCTATCACGACTACCATGAGCCTTGTGGCCGTATGTTAGAGCATAGGGCAGATAAAAAAGGTCTTTGGATTAAAGCACGTATCTCTTCAGCCGCTGAAGATGTTTACAACTTAGTAAAAGACGGTGTGATGACCGCTTTTAGTATAGGATTCAGAATCTTAGATGCTGAATATAATCAGGCCGCTGAGGTCTTTTTAATCAAGGAAATTGAACTACACGAAATTAGTGTTGTACCAGTTCCCTGCAACCAAAACACATTGTTTAGTTTGTCCAAGGCTTTTGATACCGCCGAGGATTATAATTCTTATAAAATGCTATTCGCACCAAAAGATGACGCAGCTAAAGGGCTGACGACTCCTGCGAGTGGTGAAAGCACAACCAAAAAGGAATGGAATATGACTCCAGAAGAAATCCAGGCTCAAATCGCTAAAGCCGCATCAGACGCAGCAGCCGCTACCGTCAAAGCAATGGAAGAAGCACGCGCTAAGGCAGAAGCCGAAGCAACTGCAAAAGCTAAAGCTGACGCAGAATTTGACGCTCGCATCAAGGCCGCAATCACCGTTGGTGAAAGTGGTGCAGAGAAACTAGCTAAAGAACTAGAAGCTCGTCTATCTACCCAACAAAAATCTTTGGATGACCTAATGGGTTCTCTGAAGGAAAAGCAGGCTGAAATTCTTGCTATGCAAACAAGCAAAATGTCTTTTGCTGATCGTACTGCTGGCGATGTTGCTTATGCAGACAAAGAAAAAGCAGTTATGCTTGCAAAAGTTACTGGTAAGTCAATCGAAGGCACTAACTTTGGTCGTACCCTAGTTGAAAAAATTGGTCCACACCAACCAGCATCTGGTACATGGGAAAAAGAAGTTTCCAATCAGATGGAAGAAGAAGTTCGCCGTAAGCTAGTTGTAAGCCCCCTGCTACGTCAAGTTGCAATGCAAACCAACGTAATGACTATGCCGTTGAACCCTGAAGCCGGATACGGTACATGGGTAACTAACGCTCAGTTCGGTACCTCCGCTTCGTCTGGTGCTACAGCTACTCACCAGCTGAGCGAAATCACGCTGAATGCATATAAATTGGCAACGCGTGAATATATGAACTACGAAGAACAAGAAGACAGCCTGCTGATTCTTCTGCCTATCGTTCGTGACGCTATGCTACGTCGTGTTGCTAAGTCTGTCGACAAAGCAATGCTGCTAGGCGCAGGTTCCGGTGCTGATCCAGTTAAGGGTCTGGCAATTTACTTCTGCTGTTGCTAACAAAGCAACCGTAGCTAACATGATCGCTCTGCGTCGTGATCTAGGTGCATGGGGCCTGAACCCAAGCGAAGTTACTTATGTAGTTTCTACCGACATCTATTACGATCTGTTAGAAGATGCATCGTTCCAAACCGTTGACAAGATTGGCGATCGCGCTACTCTGTTGACCGGTCAAATCGGTTCCATCGCCAACAGCCCAGTTCTAGTATCCGCTGAGTTGCCTTCTAAGGCGTCCGGTACTACCTCTGGTACTGCTAACATCGGTGCTGTTGCTCTGAATACTGCTAACTTCATCGTTGGTAATCAGCGCGGCCTGCGTATGGATACACAAGACCTAGTTGAAACTCAACAGAAAGTCTTCGTTGCTTCTCTACGTACTGGTATGACACAACTAACCACCAACCTAGGTGGCGCTGTTTCTACCTTCCGCTGGGTAGCTTAATTGATTAAAAGCATGGAGCTTCGGCTCCATGCTTTTTCTTAAGGGAACGCCTTTAAGAAAAAGCATGGGAGAATATATGGCTGATTTAATCACTTTAGCAGAATATAAGGCGTATGCCGGGTTAAATACGCCAAACCAAGATGCACAAATTGCTGCTCTTATCCCCGGAATTTGCCAGTATGTTGAAACCTACTGCAATCGCAAATTCAAGTACTTCCTAAACGAACCATTTACAGAAGTCTTTAGTGGTAAAAATTACCCAATCCAATTAAAACATCATCCAGTAACTGCTGTTATTAGTGTAGAAGAAAGCCTAGATTATGGTGCTACATACACAGGAATGGAAGAATTCGTACAATGGGTTCTAGACAAAGAAGAAGGTACTATCGTAGCTCCAGCTGGTTTATTTAGTTCAGGTATCAATAGATACGGAGTAACATACAACTACGGTTTCGAAGTTCTTCCAGAAGATTTAAAACTAGCTATCTTTGACCTGGTTAAATACTACATGCGTAACGATATGGCAGTACACAGCAATAAAGCTCCAGGTACTTCTATCGTACAACTAGACTATCAGACTAACGCGTCTATCCCAGGACATATACGTCGTATTTTAGACCTATATAAAGTAGATTATGTATGAGTATAGCTCAATTTTCAAAGCTAGTACAGGAACATATATATAAAAAATGGCTAGCTACTATATTAGTAGAAAGTATTAACTCCACGTTTCATGAAAAAGCGGAGTTAATAACAAATAAGATAAGCCTATCTACTTTAGGTATATCTAGTATTAAAGAAGTATTGAACATTTTAAGTACCTAGGACATACCTGCAGAACAACTAGCCGAATTGAGTAAGTATATAGATGCCTATATAGAAGATCTGGAAAAAGAAAATGTAGTAGCAGATATCGTAAATTAGGCTAATACAGCAGTATACACGGCCTCATATTATAAATCATCCTCTAAATT